TAGTTATAAGAAGGCGGTCACAGCTGTAATCTTGGAAAACCAAGAAAGAGCTATTAAAGAAGATAGAGCATTTATGTCTGAGTCTGCTCCGCAGAACTCTACAGATGCTTCTTACGTTCAAAATTGGGATCCGATTATGATCTCTTTAGTAAGAAGAGCAATGCCAAATCTTATCGCATACGACATTTGTGGTGTGCAACCAATGACTGGACCAACTGGTCTAATCTTCGCTATGAGAGCAAAATATGCTTCTCAAGCAGGATCTGAAGCATTATTTGATGCTGCGAACACTGAGTTTTCAGGTTCAAATGCTGCTCAGTCAACATCAAGTGGTTATTCTGGAACACAAGCTGGAACTAATCCATCTATATTAAATGACAGCCCAGCTGGTAGTTATACTACTGGTACTGCTATGCAAACATCAAGAGCGGAAGCTTTAGGTGATGCAGCAGGAAATAGCTTTTCTGAAATGGCGTTTTCAATCGAGAAATCGACTGTAACTGCTAAATCAAGAGCTCTTAAAGCTGAATACACAATGGAACTTGCACAAGATTTAAAAGCAATCCATGGTTTAGATGCTGAGACAGAACTTGCAAACATTCTATCTGCTGAAATCCTTGCGGAAATCAATAGAGAAGTTGTAAGAACTATCTACATCAATGCTGAAAAAGGTGCTTCTGCTAACACAGGAACTGTAAATACAACAACTGAAGGTGTTTTTGATTTAGACACAGACTCTAACGGAAGATGGTCAGTTGAAAGATTTAAAGGTCTTATGTTCCAAGTAGAAAGAGAAGCAAACGCTATTGCAATCAGAACTCGTAGAGGAAAAGGTAACATCTTGATTACATCAAGTGATGTTGCTTCTGCTTTACAAATGGCTGGTGTTTTAGATTACGCTACATCTTTAAATAATAACTTACAAGTAGATGACACTGGTAATACATTTGCTGGAATACTAAATGGAAGATACAAAGTTTATGTAGATCCATATTCTGCAAACCAAGCTGCGTCTAACTACTTTGTAGTAGGATACAAAGGTTCATCTCAGTATGATGCCGGAATATTCTATTGTCCATACGTTCCACTTCAAATGGTGAGAGCTGTTGGTCAAGATACGTTCCAACCAAAAATCGGATTTAAAACGAGATATGGTATACAGGCTAACCCATTTGCTGAAGCAGGTGCTAATACATCTCACGCTTCTATCAATGGTGCTGGTTCTGCTAATGCGAACAGATACTACAGACGTGTTAAAGTTGCAAATTTGATGTAATAATCAAGTTTGTTCTTTGAACAAATAATTAAAGGGAGAGACTTAAAAAATCTCTCCCTTTTTTTTGGCTTTTATTGACATATAAATATTACTATGACCATAACAAATTCATACACCAGACAGCCGTCCAAGATAGATTACGCTAGTCCTACTCAGTTTAAATTTAATATATTAAAGTTACCAACAGTTGAATATTTTTGCACAAGTGTAAACATACCAGGTGTTTCCCTTGACTTTATAGAACAAAAAACAACTGTTAAAAACATACCTGTTCCTGGCGACAAACTTACCTACGGCGATTTAACTATGTCATTTTTAGTAGATGAAAATCTGATTAACTATCAAGAAATTCATGGCTGGTTAACTGGCCTAGGTTTTCCTGAATCTCAGGAACAATTTAACGCCTTATCATCAGCGGATTCCGATAGATTTCCAACAAGTACAAGTAAAGTAAGTACTGAACCAGGATTTGTAAGGTATGGCGCTCCTAGTGCAGGTGCAACGTTATCCGACGCAACCCTTATGGTATTAACAAGTAAGAACAATCCGGTTGTGGAGGTTCGATTTAAAGACGTGTTTCCAGTGTCTTTAAGTGCATTAAATTACAATCAACAAGCAACGGATATAAACTACTTAACAGCTGAAGTTACATTTAAATATCTTATATACAAATTTGCAAATGTAAATTCATTTACATCATTATAAACTTGATTTTATTATAGTTTTGTGATATATTATTATTATGGATTTAGAACAATTACAATTAGAAGCCGATAAAGATTTAAAAATTAATGATATTGAATTAGATATTGAATCTTTAAAAACACCACAATTGCATAACAAATATTTAAAACATTATACTAAATTTAAATTAATGTTAATTAAAGCTGAGGATGAATTAAAAATTCTTAGGCGTGATAAGTGGGAATATTATACAGGTAAGGCCGACCCGGCAGTTTATCAGTCAAAACCTTTTAACTTTAAAATATTAAAAACAGACATTGACAAATACTTGGATGCTGATGAAGAATTATTAAAATTAACACAAAAAGTGGCTTATCTAACAACGATAGTTGATTTTTTAGATCGTACATTAAGAGTGATTGTAAATAGAACCTACATTATTAAAAATGCTATTGAGTGGAAAAGATTTACATCAGGTGCAGTATAATGTATTTACAAAACAATCATTGTATTTCAATTGGAAAATTTACAGAATCATTTTGTAAAACTATTGTTAACTTTGCTGAAAAACAAAAATTAGAAAATGCAAAAATACAAGATGGTAATTCAAATAATAGAAGCTCAAAAATAACTTGGTTAAAAAATAATTTAGACATAGATAAAATCTTAATACCTATTATAGAAGAACATAATAAAAAGGCCAATTGGAATTTTGCTTTACATGATTTAGAACCTCTGCAATATACGATTTATGAAATAAATGATCATTATGATTGGCATATAGATTCACATGCAAAACCATATAACAATGGTTTAATAAGAAAAATATCTTTTACATTATGTTTAAATGAAGATTACGAAGGAGGAGAATTTGAAGTATCTAATCCAAATCCTAACCCAGAAAAACATATTAACACAAAATTTAATGATACGTTTACAGTAGGTACTTTTATATCTTTTCCATCATTTGTTTGGCATAAAGTACATCCTGTTACAAAAGGTACACGAAAAGTATTAGTAGGTTGGTCATTAGGTCCTCAATTTATTTAATACAATGACACTTACCAAATACATTATCATAGATAAAAAAAATGAAGTATATCTTAAAATAGAAGCTGAAGATTTTATTCGTAGAGAATTGTCCGAACATTTTACTTTTGAGGTGCCAGGTTATAAATTTACACCACAGTTTAGAAATCGTTTTTGGGACGGTAAAATAAGATTATTTTCTTATGCAACTGGTCAGATATTTGTTGGTCTTTATCCATATATTGTTAAATGGTGTGAAGATAATAAAATACAAATAGTAGATGGTACTAAAATAAAAGATATAGAGGTTGATATTAAATTAATAGATAAATTTGTTTCTGGTTTAAAAATACCAATGGAATTAAGAGACTATCAGATAAGTGCTTTTAAACATGCGTTAGAAAAAAGTCGTTGTTTATTATTATCACCTACTGCTTCTGGTAAATCTTTAATCGTATATCTGTTAATAAGATTTAATTTGTTAAGACTTAAAGAAAAAACAAGTAATAAAATACTTATTATTGTGCCTACAACATCATTAGTAGAACAATTATTTAAAGACTTTAAAGATTATGGTTGGAATCCAGACCGTAATGTACATAGAATATATCAAGGACATGAAAAAGAAACAAATAAAAATGTGGTTATATCTACGTGGCAGTCAATCTATAATATGCCAAAGAAATGGTTTAAAGATTTTGGTGTTGTAATAGGTGATGAATGTCATTTATTTAAGGCCGTTTCTTTAACTAAGATAATGACCAAACTAGAAGATTGCAAATATAGAATAGGTCTTACTGGTACTTTAGATGGTACTAAAACTAATAAACTTGTATTAGAAGGCCTTTTTGGTGCAGTAAATAAAATAACCTCTACTGTTGAACTACAAGAAAAAAAACAATTGGCCGATTTAAAAATTATATGTTTAGTATTACAACATGACCAATATTCAAAACATTTTTTAAAAAATAAAAGTTACCAAGAAGAAATGGATTTTTTAGTATCTAATGATAAAAGAAATAAGTATATAAGAAATTTGTGTTTAAATTTAGAAGGCAATACATTATGTTTATTTCAATATGTAGAAAAACATGGTGAAATATTAAAAAATTTAATAGAAGATAAAGCAAAAGATAAAAAAATATTTTATGTACATGGTGGTATAGAGGCCGAAGAAAGAGAAAAAATTAGATTTATAACTGAGAAATCAGATAATGCAATTATCATCGCCAGTTACGGAACATTTAGTACTGGTATTAATATAAGAAATTTACATAACATAGTTTTTGCATCGCCGTCAAAATCTCGTATTCGAAATTTACAATCTATTGGTAGAGGCCTTCGTTTAAAAGATAATAATTCGGCCGCTACTTTATATGATATATCAGATGATTTAACTTATAATGGTAAAGAGAATTATACGTTAGTTCATTTTAGAGAAAGAATTAATATCTATACTTCTGAAAACTTTAATTATACAATTCATAACATAGAATTACATAAATAGTTATATGACAACACATGTCAGAATTATAAAATTAATAAACGGTGATGATATAGTTTGCTCATTACCAAATGATCAATTATCGGATAAATCACCATTATTAAGAATAGTAAAACCATTACAAATTAAATACGTTTCACAATTAACGGCCATTGGTTTAAAAGATTATATAGCTTTAATTAAATGGACGGCCTATACTAACGACCAAATTATAACTATTCCAAAAGATAAAATTGTTACTATAACAACCGCAACAGACGAATTAATTAAAAGTTATACTGATGTTGCTAAAAAATATGAAAATATTTCAATTCCGAAAAGAGATAATTATGAAATTGAAGAATTGTCAGAAGAAGAAAATGATAAGTTTAATGAATTGTGGGATACATTTAGAGATACTAAAAAAATACTCCACTAATCTGGAGAATATATTATCAAAGAGGCTACACGCCTATTATATAGAGAAAAGAAAAAAAGTCAACCAATCCTGGAACCGAAATTTTTTAAACAACACATTGATAAACGATTGACAAATAACACAAACTGTAGTATATTTAAATTATGACAACATCAAAAAAATCAAAAGAGCATTACGTTAGTAATAAAGAATTTTTAACGGCAATGATTGAATATAGGAAGTCAGTTAATAAAGCAAAGAAGTTAGGACAACCTAAACCACCAGTATCAGATTATATTGGTAATTGTTTTTTAAAGATAGCAAATCATTTATCATATAGACCTAATTTTATTAATTATACTTTTAGAGATGATATGATATCTGATGGTATAGAAAATTGTTTACAATATTTGGATAATTTTAATCCTACAAAATCAAACAATCCATTTGCCTACTTTACTCAAATTATATATTACGCATTTATAAGAAGAATACAAAAAGAAAAGAAACAAACAACAATTAAACACAAAATGTTATTAGATTCTAATTTTGATGACATGGCTTTACAACCAGGTGAAGATAGAGAGTTTCATAATCAGTTTACAGAATTTTTAAAAAAGAATTTACCTGTTGAAGAACCTAAAATTGAAAGTCTTACAACATATAGACAAATAAAAAAAGAAAACGAAAAGAAAAAAAAACGAGTTAGAAAAGGTAAGTTGGATTATTTTATTGGTTTATGAAAATTGCGTTAATAAATGATACGCATTGGGGAGCTCGTAATGACTCACCGGCGTTCATAGATTATTTTAATAGATTTTATGATGAGGTTTTCTTTCCTTATCTACAAGAGAATAATATTAAAAACACAATTCATTTAGGTGATGTAGTAGATAGACGAAAATTTATTAATCACAATACAGCACACAATTTTAAATTAAAGTTTTGGAATAAAATTGAAGAATTAAATATACAAACGCACATAATAGTTGGTAATCACGACACTTATTATAAAAATACAAATGAAGTAAACGCATTACAAAATTTAAATTTACCAAATATTGTTAAAGTATATACATCTTCACAAACTATTACTTTAGATAATTTAGATATCTTATTATTACCTTGGATTTGTGATAATAATATGGAAGAAACATTACATGCAATTGATAAATCTACGGCACAAATTGTTATGGGGCATTTAGAAATAAAAGGATTTGAAATGCACAAAGGTCATGTTAATGAACAAGGATTGGATAAAGAATTATTTAAAAGATTCGAAAAAGTATTATCAGGACATTTTCATAAGAAATCAGATGATGGTCATATTTACTATTTAGGTTCTCCTTATGAAATTACTTGGTCAGATTATAAATGTCCAAAAGGCTTTCACATATTTGATACAGAAACAAGAGACATTTTAAGAATATCTAATCCATTAAGAGTACATAAAAAATTGATATATAATGATAAACAAGAAGATTATTCCAAAAAAGATTTAAAAGAATTTGAAAATACGTTTGTTAAATTGTTTATATCAAATAAAACAGATACAGATATGTTTGACAAGTTTGTTGAAAGATTCCATACAGAAATAAATGTACACGAATTAAATATCATAGAAGATTTAACTTCTGATATAACATCTACAGTTAAAGAAAACATACTAGAACAAGGCGAAGATACATTAACATTTTTAGGTAATTATATAGAGCAAATAGATACAACATTAGACAAAACAAAATTAAAAAAATTTGTAAAAGAGCTTTACACTGAGGTCAGTGAAACATGATAGTATTTAAAAAGATTGGATGGAAAAACTTTTTATCTACCGGTAATACACCAATAGAAATAGAATTAAACAAAGCTCCCACAACACTTATTATAGGAACAAATGGTAGTGGCAAATCAACATTACTTGATGCCTTATGTTTTGTTTTATTTAACAAACCATTTAGAATGATTAAGAAAGAACAAATAGTTAATACTATTAATGATGCTGATGCCGAAGTAACTGTAGAGTTTACAGTTGGTACAAAGAACTATGTTGTAACAAGAGGAATCAAACCAAACAAATTTGAAATATATTCAGATGGTGAATTATTAAATCAAGACGCTTCTACAATGGACTATCAAAGATATTTAGAGGCCAATATAATGAAATTAAATTATAGGTCATTTATACAAGTTGTTATATTAGGTTCTTCATCTTATGAACCATTTATGAAAATGAAACCAAGATACAGACGAGAAGTTGTAGAAGAAATTTTAGATATTAGAGTATTTGGTTTAATGGATTTAGTATTAAGAAGTCAACAATCAGATTTACAAAAAAACATAACAGATATAAGACATAAATGTGATTTGATTACATCAAAATATGAATTAGAAACAAAACATTTTAAAGAATTACAAGGAAGAGACATAAATGACAAAGAAAACAAACAAACATTATTAAATAAAAATAATAAAGATTTACAAAAGTATCTTAAAAAAATTACTTTATTAAATATTGAAATAGAAAACAATAAAAATAATTTAACAGAAAAAGATAAAATTAGTGCAAAAGCAAATCAACTATCTAAATTAGAGGCCAAGATTGAGAACAATCTATTAAAACATAAAAGAACATTAGAGTTCTTCCATAACAATGATACATGTCCAGAATGTACACAGGCAATTAATGAAGAATTTAAAACTAATAAAATAGATAGTGAAAGTCAAACAATACAAAAATTAGAAGGCGGATTAAAAGACCTATTATCAGAAATAATAAAAACGGAAACAAAAGTAAATGAATTAAATGCCGTATCACAAAAGGTTAATGAATTAAACGTAGAGATTGCAAAGATTAATACTTCCGTTGATGAACTTAAAAAATATAGTGACAAAATACATGAAGAAATATTGTTATTAGAAAATAAAGAATCAGATGGCAAAAATATACAAGAACAATTAGATAAGTTAAAAGTAGAATTAGAAGAATCAAAATTACTATTAAATAAGGTAACAGAAGAAAAACAATATGTAGATGTTGTAAGAGAAATATTAAATGATAAAGGTGCAAAGGCCAAGATTATTAAAAAGTATTTACCTATTATGAATACATTAATTAATCAATATTTACAAGATATGGATTTTTTTATATCGTTTCACTTAGATGAGGAATTTAATGAAACAGTTAAAAGCCGTCATAGAGATACATTTGATTATAATAGTTTTAGTGAGGGTGAAAAAATGAGAATTGATTTAGCATTACTATTTACATGGAGAACAATTGCTAAAATGAAAAATAGTACTAACACAAATTTATTAGTATTAGATGAAATTTTTGATGGTAGTTTAGATGGTCAAGGTACAGATGATTTTTTTAAAATTATCAAAAATATGCCAAAAGAAAATATCTTTATTATATCACATAAAGGAGATATATTATTTGATAAATTTACAAACATAATACGCTTCGATAAGGAGCACAACTTTACAAGGTTACAAAATGTCTAAAGAACTGAAACTTATACCACCAACAGACGCCAGAGTATTAACAGCAATAGCACCATTTACTGATGATATGTTAAAAGAACATGATTTTAAAGATAGAAAAGAATTAACCAATGCCATGTTTGATACTATGTTTAAATATGGTGGATTAGGACTATCAGCAAATCAAGTTGGTTTACCTTTTAATATGTTTGTATTTGGAGGTCATCCTCAATTAGAACAAGGTAAAAAAGTTGCAGTATTTAATCCAGTTATTATTAACAAGAGTAAAGAAGAAATATTAATGAAAGAAGGATGTTTAACGTTTCCTTTTTTATTTTTATCTTTAACAAGACCAAAAAAAATAGTTGCAAAATTTGAAGATGAAAATGGAGTCTTAAAAGAAGCACATTTAGATGGTATGATGAGTAGAATTTTTCAACACGAATATGATCACATGTTAGGACGTTTATTTACTGAAAGAGCAAGTAAACTTAAACTTAATTTGGCATACGAAAAAGCACAGAAAGAACTTGGAAAAATAAAAAAAAGAAAGGAGATGGCAAATGGCTAGTTATACAGATAATATTAATAAACAAAAAATGTCGCAAGAAGAACGAGATAAACTTATGCAAGAGTTTTTATCTAAAGGCGGTAAAATTCAAGAATTAAAACCAGGTATTGCTGAAGGAGCTGGTTCTTTAAATAGAAGCAAAAATCTACAATGGTCTGAAAAAGACGTTATAAAACAAGAGCATGGCGAAAGTTACATACCAAGCAAAAATTAATTTGACTTTTAATAGTAACTAGTATATACTTATATTATGTCTGATATTAATGAAAATATTGAAATACAATGGAAAAAATGGCAAGATGAAAATCCGTTGGATAAAATACCAAATATAGATACAGATAAACTTAAAAAAATAGTTACAAAAGATTTAACTTTTGTGTCCGCAATGGACGTAAAAGAATATACACTATATCAAAAATGGTGTGAAGTACATTTTAAATATCCTACAATAGAAACAAACAGTTTTTTTGATGATAGACCTGCATTGAAAGACCCGGAACAATCGGCCGTTATAGCAGAAGTTAAAAATAACTTTTGGAATCCATCAGACCCTATGGAGTATTTGAGTTTAGAACCTGAACTTATTTACACAGATATTGAAAACGAAGGCAAAGTTGGTTCAGTAACTGGTAAGAAGTTACCAGCAATTTGGAATACATTAAGAACATTTTTATCGACCATGAAAAATAATAGTAATATTGGTCGTAATTTATATTTTTTAATAAGAGATAAAAAGACAGAAAAGTATCTAGGTGTTACTTGCATGTCCTCAGACTTTTTAGATTTGACACCAAGAGACAAATACATTGGTTGGGATAGAGAAGCCAAAACACAAAGAATGATTAATCACACCTGTATCGGTAGTACAATAGTACCAATTCAACCATTGGGGTACAACCTGGTTGGTGGAAAACTGTTAGCTTTATTATGTTTATCTAATACCGTAGAAAAAGAATGGGAAAAACAATATGGTGATAAACTTGTAGGCGTTACAACAACATCTTTATATGGCAAAACAAAAACAATACCATTATCTCAATATGACAGATTAGACCATTGGAAGAAAATGGGTTGGACTGCAGGTAGTGTATCATTTGAACCAGAAAAATCCACACAGAAATTTATACAACAATGGTTAATGAAAAACCATACAAGAAAATACTTTGAATGGTATGTAGCAAAAAAACCTAGTGGTCAACCACATAAAAGAGACCATAGAAATAGGTCATTAACATTTGCTTATAATCAATTAGGTATAGATAAGAAACTTATTAAATCAGAACATGCAAGAGGTATTTACTTTAGCGAACTATTTAAAAATACAAAAGAATATTTAAGAGAAGAAATTAAAGAAGATAAGTTAGTAAGGGCCTTTGACAATTCAACAGAAGCTTTAACGCATATATGGAAAACAAAATATGCTAAAAAAAGAATAGAATCTTTAATAACTCAAGGTAGAGTATCCAAAGAAACTCATTTCTATGATGATATCATCTATTTAAATTGGGAAGAAACTAAGAAAAAATACCTTTTTCAAGTTGGCCGATAAGCATCCTGTCTTAATTTTGACACAATCTTCCGTAAATCATTGATTTTAAAGCTT